AACTTATTTCAAATATTCACGAAGATACAATTGATCCTACTGGAATTAATACTTCTGGTGATGTGGTTGGTAAATTTAGTTGGGGAAGATTATCGGGAATAACTAGATCTGAAACTTCACAAATTTCTATTGATTTGAGTGATTATGAAGTATCATCTGGATTAACATCATTCCCATCAGTACATAGAAGATCCACTGGTTTAAGAAATACTGGTGCAATTGATAAGATATTTGTATCCTGATTAGGTATAAATAATGTTAAATAGTTGTATTAGCAAATAATAAAAATAAATGGCTGCCATCGTCACTGATCAATTTAGGGTTTTAAATGCTAAAAACTTTGTGGATTCTGTAAAAGATCCTAACAATTCGTATTATATATTTTTAGGATTAGCAAATCCTACACCATCTAATGTTGGATACGGTAGAACAACTGATTGGAATACAAATATTCCATCTCCAGAAGATAGTCTTAGTTATGTAAATCATGTTAAAGATACTGCAATTTTTGGCAAGAAAATAACTTCAGATAATGTTAGGAGATTGATCCGTAAAGTTGAATGGACTAAGAATACAATATATGAAATGTATCGTCATGATTACTCAGTATCCAATCAATCACAAAAAACTAATTCCAATAGATTATATGATGCAAACTATTATATAATTAATAAAGATTTTAGAGTATATGTGTGTATTGATAATGGATCTAGAGATACTAATAGATTAGGTAATCCATCACAGGATGAACCATCATTTGTCGATTTAGAACCATCAAGAGCAGGTGAAAGTGGTGACGGTTATATTTGGAAATATATGTTTACAGTTTCACCTAGTGATATTGTAAAATTTGACTCTATCGAATATGTTCCTGTTCCAGCAGATTGGGAAACAACTGACAATTCAGATATTAAAGCTATAAGAAAAAGTGCCGATTCATCTATAAATGAAAACCAGATTAAAAAAGTATTCATAGAAAATTCTGGATCTGGATATACACAATCATCAGAAACTTTAAACATAGTTGGTGATGGCAGTGGTGCTAAAGTTCTTATAGATGTTGTTGGTGGAAAAATAAATGATGTTATTGTTTCAAGTGGGGGTAAAGATTATACTTATGGTAGAGTAGATCTTTCACCAATCAATCAAGGAGCAACTTCTTTTGCCCACTTAATTCCCATAATTCCACCATCACGTGGACATGGATATGATATCTACACAGAACTTGGATGTGAGAGAGTTTTATTATATGCTAGATTTGATGATTCTACAAAAGATTTTCCATCCGATGTTAAATTTTCGCAGATTGGAATTTTGAAAAATCCAACAATATACGGATCAGGTGATACACAATATACAGAAAATACTTTCTCAAACTTAGGTTCTTTAAAACTGATTGATAATACAATATCACAATCAGCGTCTGCAATTCCAGGAACCAAAATTTATCAGTCAATTACTGGTGTTGGAACCGCAGTTGCATATATTGCATCATATGATGATGAAACTAAGATATTAAAGTATTTTAATGATAGATCATTATATTATAATACTTTATCATATGATCAAAAAGATTCTGAAGATGTATTTGAAAATGGAAGACCAATAGGTTTTTCAACTGCGGGAGGATTAATTACAACATCATCAGGATTTAGTGCTGGAATAGATCCATCATTCAATCAAACAACATTTGATGTCTCAGACTCAAAAACAATTGATTTGAATTCATCATTTTCAAATGGAATATCTTTACCTGAGATAAATAAAAGAACGGGAGATGTTGTTTATATTGACAATAGACCTATTGTCAATAGAAATCCCAAACAAAAAGAAGATATTAAAATCGTACTGGAATTCTAAAGATCAAAATGTCTAAAACAAATTTAAACGTCTCACCATATTTTGATGATTTTGACGCTGAAAAAAATTATTACAAGGTATTATTTAAACCAGGATATCCAGTCCAAGCTAGAGAATTAACTACTCTACAATCAATACTTCAAGAGCAGGTATCTTCTTTAGGTAAGAGTATATTTAAAGATGGATCTGTTGTCGTACCAGGCGAAGTTTCATATGATCCAAATTATTATGCAGTAAAAATTAATCCAATTCATTTGGGATTGGATGTTGAATTATATTTTAAAGAATTAATTGGCAAAAAAATTACTGGAGATATTTCTCAAGTTACTGCTGTAATACAAAATGTTTTATCTAGAGTAGATTCTACAGAAAATGTAACTACTTTATATGTAAAATATACAAATTCAAATTCATCTTTTCAAAATACAAGTTTTGTAGATGGAGAAACATTAACTATTTTGGATAATATACAGTATGGGAATACTGTGATTACTAGTGGTAATACAATTGGATCTCTTATAGATAATAATTCGGTAAAAATTGGATCAGCAGTTTCAATATCTCCTGGAATATATTTTATAAGAGGGTTATTTGTTAAAGTAAGTCAAGATACAATAATTTTAGATCAATATACCAACGCACCATCATATAGAGTTGGATTAAGCATAACTGAAAATTTTACATCATCTTTCGATGATAATAGTTTATATGATAATGCTAAAGGATTTACGAATTATTCTGCACCAGGCGCTGATAGATTTAATTTAACAACAAAGTTATCAAAACAAGGATTACAAGATTTTAATGATACAAATTTTATTGAGATATTAAGAATAACGAATGGTGTAGTTAATAAAATACGAGATACTTCTGATTATTCTTTAATTAAAGATTATCTTGCAAAAAGAACTTTTGAACAATCTGGACATTTTGCAGTAAGTCCATTTTCAGTTGATGTTGTTGATTCTTTAAATAATTTAACCGATTTAAGTGGATTATATAAGAAAAATGAAAGAACAGAACAAAATAATGTGCCCAAAGAAGATTTACTGTGCGTAAAAGTTTCTTCTGGAAAAGCTTACGTTTCTGGTAATGAAGTTGAGAAGTCTTCAACAAATGTTTTAGATATTAAAAAAGCAAGATCTACTAATAATGTATCAGTATCCCCAGTTCAATTTGAAATGGGAAGTCTTATTGTTACTAATAATGTCTCTGGATGTCCTGCTATAGGTCTAAACAATTCTTATACCGTAGATCTTTTTGATTCAAGAAAATCAAGTAATATTGTAGGAACTGGCACAACGATTGGTAAAGCAAGAGTATATTCATTTTCTGCATCAGATAGTTCCTATGTGGATAATTCTAGTAGATGGAACCTATATCTTTACGATATTCAGACATACACAAAATTAACTTTAAATGCTGTATTACCATCCGAAGTTTCAAAGGGATCACGAGTTAAAGGACTGCGTAGTGGTGCTTCTGGATTTATCTCTGAAGATCGAGATAGTACTTCTGTATTATATGTCTATCAAACTTCTGGCACTTTTTTAGTTAATGAGGAATTAGAATTTAACGAAAATAAAAATATAAAAAGAAGTGTAACAGATATTCAGATTTATAGTGGTAAAGATATAAAATCAATTTATCAAAATTCTTCATCACTTTCTTTATCTGGATTAAGTACCGATTTTTCTGCAGACGTTTTCTTAAATAAAAAAACAGCTCCAAACTTTAATATTTCAGATTCAATTATTATAACACCAGAAGATTCTGAAATTAGTACAATTACATCTCCAGGAAAACTTTTTGATGGTATTAAATTAGGATCAATAATTCGTTACCAAAAAGTAGGTTTTGCAACAGAATTTTTCAATAAAGTTGAAAGTATTTCAACTAATAAGTTAGAAATGACCGTCAGTGCTGTTCCAAATGTTGATGATGTTTGTTTAGGATCACTTCATAGTGGATCTGAAAATTTAAAAACCTTATTTACTATTGGAGAATCGATACTACAGAATAAAGAAAATTCCAATTTATATGCTCCATTATCAAACACCAATATTTCGGCAGTAAATTTATCATCATCTTCTTTAACAATAATTAAACAGGCAACTGGAAAAGCAACTTCACCAACAGGATCTTTGTCACTTACAGTAGACAACTTCAATATTTCTGATGCTACATTTGAACCGTATTCTGTAAACAGATATTCTCTTTTCTACAGTGATGGAACAGTAGAAACTTTATCTGGAGGAAAACTAGAAATAACAAATTCTGGACAAGATTTATCAATAACTGGTCTAAAACCCGACAAAATTGATGTTACAGTTATGGTTACTTTAAAGAAAACTGTAGTTAGAAATAAATCGAAAATTCATAAAAAAAGTGAAAAAATAACAATTGATAAAACATCATTGGGAATATCTGACGGAATAAGTGGATTAACAACTAGTAAATATTATGGAGTTAGAGTTGAAGATGTAGATATTTCTCTCAATGTTCCAGATGTTTCTGAAGTAATTGCAATTTATGAGTCAACTAATAGTTCTGAAGCAATTTTAGATAAACTATCATTTTCGTCCACCTCAATTTCTGGTGCTATTATTGGTGAAAGAATTGTTGGGTCAATAAGTGAAGCAGTTGGACAAATTGTAAGTATAAACTCGACCGATATTACATTTGTTTATTTAAATTCAAATAAATTTACACCATCTGATGTAATTTCTTTCTCAGAATCAAATATTAGTGCACAAATTTCATCATTAACACCAGGAGCTTATATTAATAGAACTGACGATTTTATCTTAGATAAGGGGCAAAAATCACAGTATTATGATTATTCAAAAATAGTACGTTCTTCAGGGACAGTTGTTCCAGCTAAAAAACTAACCATTATCTATAATGCATTTAGTGTTTCTGAAGCAGATTCTGGCGATTTTTACACTGCCAGTAGTTATAATGCATCCGATTATAAAAATTTCGTTCCTACTTTAAATAATAACTTAAAATCATCAGATGTTCTCGATTTTAGACCAAGAGTATCAACTTTTAATTCATTGATTACATCACCATTTACTTTTGATACAAGAAATTTTGCAACATCATTAGCAAATCCACAACTTGTTATAGCACCTAATGAATCATCTATTATTAGTTACTCATATTATGTTCCTAGAATAGATAGATTGATACTTAATAAGGGTGGTAATTTCCAACTAATAGTGGGATCTGGATCTCTCAATCCACAACCACCTACAGAAATACGTGATGCAATGAATATTGCAACTTTAGAAATACCTGCATATGTTTATGATGTTAATGATATAAAAATTTCATTAGTTGAAAATAGAAGATATACAATGAAGGATATTGGTTCTCTTGAAGATAGAATAGAAAATTTAGAAAAATTTGCATCTTTAACCTTATTAGAATTAGATGTAAAATCCTTACAAGTTATTGATGATGATGGACTAGGACTTTCCAAATTTAAATGTGGATTTTTTGCAGATAGTTTTGTCGATACAAAATCTATTGATCTCAATAATCAAGATACAAGAGCATCTATCAATGGCAATGATGGAGAATTAACAACTGATCTTTCTATTCATACCTTAAAATCTCAAATTTTGCCAAGTAATAATATTAATTTAGAATCAGCAGATTACTCTACAGATTTGGATTTATTAGATTCAAATATCAAAAAAACTGGTGATTTGATAACTTTAAATTATAGTGAAACTGGATGGGCAGACATTTCTCAAGAATTTGCGACTACTGAAGAAAACTTAAATCCCCACGGATTATCAAATTTTGATGGGAAAGTTACACTTTTTCCATCGACTGATTTGTGGGCAAAAACAATCAATAATAAGAAAGGAAATATTGTTAGAACACAGAGTTTATGGGACAATTCATATATTTCAAACTTATACTTAAGTTCTGAAAATAGTAAGAAAATGAGAAGTAGAAATATACAATTTTCTGCTTCACAATTAATGCCATTAAGTAGATATAAATCATCACTCGATGGATCATCTTCAGTTGATATTATCCCAAAACTTTTGAAAGTTAGTATGATAAATGGAATTTTTTCGACTGGAGAAACTATTGAAGGATATGTTGATGATAAAAAAGTTTTCTCTTCTAGATTGTGCGATCCAAACCATAAATATGGATTGTTCAGTGCCCCATCAGAGACTTATACAGTTAATCCATATCAATCTACAGAAATACTATCAAATTATGCCCAATCAACAACAGTACTAAACCTCGATACTTATTCTTTATCAGATAATGCTGATGGAAGATTTTATGGATACGTATTTGAAGGTATGCGTATAGTTGGTAAAGTTAGTGGAGCTCAATGTGATGTTACTGCCCAAGATCTTATCACAGATAATGTTGGAGATTTAATAGGATGTTTTTATGTTAGAAATCCATTTACAACATTAACACCATCAACACTATTTAATGTTAGTGACAAAACATTTAGATTGCAAACAGATAATGCTTCCACATCATCTTCTACAATATCACTAAGAAATTATTTTTGCGAAAGTTCATTATATCTAAGTGATAATCCAAAATCTTCAAATATATCTTTACTTAGAAGACCTGTTTCTACGAGAACAGCACTAGAAACAGGTAAGAGTTATCTTTCACAATCATTTAAAGTTGATAATAAAGGTGGATTTTTAACATCTGTGGATTTATTCTTTGCAAATAAAGATGATACTGAGAAAGTATCTGTAGAAATTAGAGAAGTTGATCTTGGTGGTAGACCCACTGCTAAAATACTACAAGACTTTTCAGTAGGTTATGTTTTACCAGAAAACATAACCACATCCATTGATGGTAGTATTGCAACTAATGTTAAATTTAAATCTCCCGTTTATTTGGAACCAAATAAACAATATGCATTAATATTATTTTCATCATCATCTTCTTTATATTCTGTTTGGACTGCTATATCTAATGAATCTACAGTTTCCACACAAACTTTTCCAAATTCGCAAAAAATAATTTACTCCAATCAATTTATAGGTGGAAATTTATATAAACCACAAAACGGTTCTATTGCAACTGCATCTCTCTTACAGGATTTAAAATTTAAATTGTATAAAGCGCAATTTGTAAAATCTGGAACAGCATTTTTCGCAAATCCAATATTATCTAATAATAATTCTAATGAAGAATATGATGCAAATATTGAAAATTTGGTCTCAAATCCTATAACATCATTCCCCAAAAAACAAATAATTGGAATTACAACATCATATTTAGATCCAGAATTCTATCATTATGGTAGAAAAATTATATTTGGAACTGGTGATGGAACTGCTAATGGACTACCATATGGATTCATAGAACAAAGTGGTGGAAAAATATTAGGCATAACAACGAATAATGCTGGTTCGGGATATTCTAATGGCCTTTATACTGATGCTGAATTATATACTATTAATGGATTCGGACCAGAAGTTAATAATGTTGTTGCAGATTTGACATTCAGCAACAATCAATTAAGTTCTGTTACTATTACTGATGGTGGAAGTGGTTATTCAGTTGGTGATTTACTTGGTATAAAAACGGAAACAAATCCAATAGGAAATGGAGCAATTGTTGGTGTTTCTTCAATAAATGGGGTAGATACATTATTGATCTCCAACATCAATAAAAATAATACTATTCAACAAGGTAATGCTTTGAATGTTCTAGATGAAAATAGTGCTTTTGTTTCATTAGCAAATACTACTATATCAAAAACACCTAGAGATTTGAGTGACTTATATACTGGCAATACATTTAAAGTTGATAACTATAGTCATGGTATGCATTCATCAAACAATTATGTAAAAATAAGTGGTGTTTTCCCTGATACGGTTCCTTCACAATTAATTGCTAATATTACTGCAGATTCAACTGTAGTATCAATTGCAGACACTTCACAATTTTTGGTGTATGATAATATTCCTGTTGCTGGAGTAAACACTGGTTATATGTTAATTAATAATGAAATTATATCGTATAACCAAGTTAATTCTGGATCTTTAGAAATTACCGAAAGGGGTATTCACGGATCTACAATTAGAAACCATAATATCAATGATATGGTATATAATTATGAAGGTGGTGGAGTTGGATTAACCAGAATTAATACCATACATCAAAAATCATCTTCACAGTATTTAAAATCTTTAGAAACTACTGACAGTTTCTTTATAGAATATCCACGTACAGATAGACCAATATCCAATTTTATTGAAGAAAAAAGTTTTGGTGGTTTAAATTGCAAATCTACACAAAATTATCAGTATAATTCAATTATTCCAAGTTTTAATTTCTTAACTCCACCTAAAACTTCAATCAATAGTTCTATCCAAACTATTACAGGAACTAGTTCCAATGGATCTGAAACTTCATTCACAAATAAAAGTTTAGAATCAATATCACTTAATACAAAAAATGATTTCGATTCAACTAGATTAGTTGCATCTAGATTAAATGAATTGGAATATTTACAGCAAATGCCGAGGTATAAATCATTAATTGTCTCATTATCAATGGTAAGTAGAAATGGTAATGTTTCTCCAGTTATTGATTTAGCAAATGGTGCATCATTAACACTAATCCGAAATAGATTAAATACACCAATTTCGGATTATGCTTCTGATAGTAGATCAAATGCATTATCAAATGACCCTCATGCATCGATTTATATTTCCAAACAAATAAATCTAACAAAACCAGCATCATCACTAAAAGTTTTAACAAATTGTTATAATTCACCAAACAGTGATTTTAGAATTTTGTTTAAATTAGTTAGACCAGATTCTAATGGTGTTGAACAATCTTACGAATTGTTCCCTGGTTATAATAACTTAAGAGATGTAAATGGAGATGGTATAGGTGATGTTGTTATAGATACATTATTAAATGACGGTTCTTCAGATGGATTTGTGGGTTCATCTGACGAAGGTAAATATTCAGAATACGAATTTACTGCAAACAATTTAGGTGAATTTGTTGGTTTTAGTATAAAAATTGTTATGAGTGGATCAAATGAAGCAACTCCATTAAAATTCAAAAATATTAGAGCAATTGCATTAGTATAATGATACCAATAGAAGGGCATAAAGATTTCTACAGAGATGAAAGTACTGGAGCAATTATTAACAATAACAATTCAGAATATAATTCTTATATAAAATTAAAAAGACAAAAACAAAATGAAAAAACTGAAATTGATTTATTAAAGTCTGAATTAGATGAAATAAAAACATTATTAAAAGAGTTTTTGATTTGAGTAAATCTTTTGAGTATCATAAATTATCTTCAGAAATAGAATCATGCGATTGTATTGATACTTTAAGAAATATTGCAAAATCTTATGCTAAGTTGTATTTAAAGCAACAGGAAGTTTTGTCATCATGGCCTTCGGATCCAATATAAATATTTTTAGGATACTGGTATAAACCTAATCTAATGGCATCAATATACGTAAGTAATTTAGTTATCAATGCTGGAGCAACATTTACTCAAGATTTTTTTCTTGAAGATGCTGCTTCAAATTCAGCATTAGATCTATCAACAGCAACGATAGAATCTCAAATGAGAAAATGGTCTGGTAGTGCAACTTCCACACCTTTTACAACATCTGTTGTTGATGCATCGACTGGTCAATTAAGAATTACTTTATCAGCATCTTCAACATCTTCTTTAAAGTCTGGAAGATATGTTTATGATATTTTATTAACTAATAACAACGAAACAACACGTGTTGTTGAAGGGATGGTTTTAGTTAGAGAAGGTGTTACTAGATAAGGAGAAAACCAATGTCAAAACCTGCGACAAGACAACAATTAATTGACTACTCTTTAAGACAATTAGGCGCTCCTGTATTGGAAATAAATGTAGCTGATGACCAAATTGACGATTTGGTTGATGACGCTATACAATATTTCCAAGAACGTCATTTTGATGGTGTTGAGAGAATGTTCCTAAAATATCAACTTACTCAAGAAGATATAGATAGATCAAACGCAACATCAATCCCACCCGTAGGACCAGGAATTAGTACTACAACAGTAACAGCAACAATTAATGATGAGTCAAAAACTTTCAATTTTTATGAATCTTCAAATTTTCTGCAAGTACCAGATTCAGTAGTTGGTATTGAAAAAATATTTAAATTTAATGCTAGCACAATATCTTCTGGTATGTTTAGTATTAAATATCAATTATTTTTAAATGATATGTACCAGTTTAATTCTATTGATTTGCTTCAATATTCGATGGTAAAATCATATTTGGAAGATATCGATCATTTATTAACCCCAGATAAGCAAATAAGATTTAATAAACGACAAAATAGGTTGTATATGGATTTTGACCTCAAAGCATCTGGTGTGGGAGATTTTTTAGTTATTGACTGTTATAGAATTTTAGATCCTAATACTTTTACTGGAGTGTATAATGATAGTTTCCTGAAAAGATATCTTACAGCAGTAATTAAAAGGCAATGGGGACAAAATTTAATTAAATTTAGAGGTGTAAAACTTCCTGGGGGAATTGAATTAAATGGTAGAGAACTATATGAAGATGCTCAAAGAGAACTTGAAGAAATAAAACAGCGTATGACCACAGATTATGAATTACCACCCCTTGACCTTATCGGATAATGGCATTAAACTCATTTTTTCTTCAGGGGTCACCTGGAGAGCAAAGATTGGTACAAGAAATTGTAAATGAACACCTAAAAATTTATGGTGTTGAAGTTCTTTATATACCAAGAAAATTTGTACGAAAAGATACTATTCTAAATGAGGTTACAACCTCTAGATTTGATGATAATTTTACAATTGAAGCATATGTAAATAATTATGATGGTTATAGTGGATCTGGAGATATTTTAACAAAATTTGGTATGAGTTTACGTGATGAATTAACTCTCACAATTTCCCAAGAAAGATTTCAAGACTTTATTGTTCCATTTTTAGAAGGAATGGATGAAAATGAAATAACAGTTTCTTCAAGACCTAGAGAAGGAGATGTTATATATTTTCCATTGGGTAAAAGATTATTTGAGGTAAAATTTGTTGAGCATGAACAACCATTTTACCAGTTAGGGAAGAATTATGCTTATGAGTTAAAATGTGAACTCTTCGAATTTGAAGATGAGATTGGTGGGTTTTCTGACGTTTCTGCTATTGCAGGAGAAATGGATACTATATTGGAAAATCAAGGATATATTACAACGATGGAATTGTTTGCTTTTGGAGAATCTGCAACTGGTACAGCATCAACAGTCACAAATTATGTAAGAAGAATTATATTGAATGACGATGGAAATGGATACATTGGAATACCAACTGTTTCAATTTCATCCGCCCCAGCTGGTGGAATAAATGCTACCGCTGTGGCAATAACTACTAATATTGGTGATGCATACTCTGTACAAGAAATACTACTAACAAATCCAGGAGTTGGATATACCATAGCACCTTCAGTAACAATTTATCCAACTAATGGTGGTGTTGGTGCTGCAGCAACTTCTGAAATAGTAACTACATCTTATGGAATAGGTCCAATTAGTATTACTTCTCCTGGTGAAGGATATGCTACAGATCCAATCATAACAATTGATAGTCCTGGAGATGGTGTTACTGCTACTGCAATCACTCGAATTGGAACTGGAAATACTGTTACTGAAATATTAATTAGAGATGCTGGTTATGGATATACTGAAGATCCTTCTATAGATATTGCAGATCCACCACTAATAACAGGGATTGGAACATATTCGTTCAACGAAACCATTAGAGGCGAAGCATCTCAAACAACATCAAGGGTCAAAAATTGGGATAAAGATACTAATATTTTAACTGTAGGTGTTATTGATGGAGATTTTATACTTGGTGAAGTTATTGTTGGAACATCATCTAATGCAACCTATGCCCTTAAAAAAGTCTCCTCTTCGGAGTTTATAGATAAATATGAGCAAAATGAAGATCTAGAAACTGAAGCAGATCAAATTCTCGATTTTACAGAAAAAAATCCATTCGGTAATTACTAATGTTAGGAACTTATTACTATCACGAAATTATAAGAAAAAGTATAATCTCGTTCGGTACATTATTCAATTCAATTGAAATAAAACATAAAGACTCTGATGGTGATACTTATAGTGAAATGAAAGTTCCATTATCTTATGGACCATCACAAAAGTTTTTAGCAAGACTGGAGCAACAAGCGGATTTGAATAAACCTGTTCAAATTACTCTACCCAGAATGTCATTTGAAATGAATTCTATTCAATATGATAGTAGTAGAAAAACTAGTTTAGTGCAATCTTTCAAAGCAAATGATGGCAATAATATAAAAAAAGTTTTTATGCCTGTACCCTATAATATTGGATTTGAACTTAATATTTTTTCAAAATTAAATGATGATGCATTACAAATAGTTGAACAAATATTACCAATGTTTCAACCTTCTTTTACAATGACTCTCAATTTACTAGATTCTATAGGTGAAAAAAGAGACATACCAATAGTATTGGGTAATGTTTCATTTCAAGACGATTATGAAGGTGATTTTTCTACAAGAAGATCGTTGATATACACAATGCAGTTTACCGCAAAAACATATCTATTTGGTCCTGTTCCTGAAACTAGTGATGGTCTTATCCGTAAAGTTCAAGTTGATACCCATTCTTCATCCGATCTCTCATCAGCAAAACGTGAGATGAGATATACTGTTACACCAGATCCATTAAATGCTGGTCCAGATGATGATTTTGGATTTGATGGTGGATGGGAATCTTTTGATGATTCTAAAGAATATAGTCCAACACAAAAAGTTGATATTTGAATAATATGAAAGATAATTATGAAAAATTAAATAGTGAACTAAATATTTCACCTGATAATTATGAAAATATTTCAATTGAAAAATCGGAAGTTACTGAAATTGTAAAATCTCATAAAAAAGATTCTAAAAATGATGTGAAAAAAGATTATGAATATACACGTGCTAATTTATATTCATTAATAGAAAAGGGTCAAGAAGCTATTAATGGAATAATGGAAGTTGCTGAAGAAGGATCTAGTCCTAGAGCATATGAAGTTGCAGGTCAATTGATAAAAAGTGTTGCTGATACAACTGATAAGTTAATTGATCTACAAAAGAAATTAAAAGATGTTGAGGAAGATTCTGCAAAAGCACCAAGCAGTATTACTAATAATGCAGTATTTGTTGGTTCTACTACGGAGTTGCAAAAAATGTTAAAGCAAGGATTCCTAAATAATAGTAACAAAGAGTAA